AAAATCAATGAAATATATAACTACAAAAAACTAAGTATCAAATACAAGTACTGTATGTGTGCTTGTTGGTCAATCTGACAATGCAACTATTGGTGGTATAGAATGGGGTAGCCTAGTTACAATAGGTGCACGACCAGCTGCAGGTAAGACTATGTTTATTAGTCATATCCTTAGAGAGTCTAAAAGACTTAATCCTGATCAAGAGTTTTCTATTCTAGAGTTCCAGTTTGAAATGGGCGATGAATCCTATGCAGCAAGAGAATTTGCTGCACAGGTTGCCCTTGATTACAATGTGGTACTTTCTTCTAAAAGACAGCTTGATGATTTTGCATTTGAACAAATGGAAAAGTATTTGTTAGAAGCAGAAGATCTAGAAAAGCAAGGAGTACAGAGAGTTCGTATTAAGAAGCCTCTTACTTCTGCAGATATGAAGAAAGCAATTCATCATTATTTCAACGAGCTTGGTGGTAAACCAATGATCATTACCATTGACCATAGCTGGCTTGTAAAAAAAGCTCCAGATGAGAGAGAAAAACTACAGACCCTTTACAATATAGCAGACATGCTTATAGATGTAAAGAGAGATCTGCCTGTTATTGTTATTATACTTACACAGCTTAATCGTACCATGGAAGATGTAGCACGCAGAACTCCTGGCACAATTGCTAACTATCCTAGTTCATCAGATATATTTGGTGGTGACGCTCTAATGCAAGGTTCAGACTTAGTCTTGGCTATTAGTAGACCATTTACACTAAACATTGAAGATTATGGACCAGAGCACTACAGAGCTGATAAAGAAAATGTATTTCTACATTTACTAAAGCTTCGTAACGGTGCTACAGATGAGAATATTATTTTCTTGCAAACAGATTTTAAAAGACAAAGGATGATTGAGTCAGGTCCTCCACCAATTGTTCAGCAACAACAGCAGACATGGGCTCCTAGAGGACCAAGAAACAACAGGCAACCATCTGCAGATGTTGGACAAGAATTATAAAACAAAATACCACAACTAACACAATGCAAACAATGGACATTAAAGAGTTAAAGAAACTTAAGCTTGAAGCAGTGAGAGATTACCATCAAGATTTAATTGATGACTTAGACATTCCACGTACAGACTTCAATATGAAGATGCCATTCTATGATAAACATGGTAGAATGGTAGTAGGTATCTTTTCTTCAGAGTTTAGAAAAGAGAAAGGTTTTTTCTTTGAGTTAATCACTAGAGAATTAACTCCTGCTGATGCAGATCGTAAAGTATATAGAGTTCCTCTTAATAGTTCTTATGAAGATGAGTATGAACTTAATGAAAAAGGTTCTTATCTTGTGCCACTCGAAGAACTAAGAGTTGTAAACCCTACTTCAGTAGCTATTAAAAAAACAGCAAGCTTTGACTTGGAAAAAGAAAATCTTTCAAACAATAGATCTTCTTTAAACCCAGTGCCAATGCAGGCTTATAAAGCACCAGCTGCCATGGAAGATGCTCCATACAGTGAAATGACCATTAGAGATTACTATGCTATACAAACTGGAAAGCCTGTAAGTTCTAAAACTTGGTTGAACGAATTAATCAAATCTACAAAATAACACATGGCACAAGGTATCCTAATTATCGCAGAGTCTGGTTCAGGTAAATCTACAAGTATAGAGAATCTAAATCCAGCAGAAACGTTTATTATTAACGTGGCTAATAAAGCTCTTCCTTTTAAAGGATGGAGAAATAAGTATGTTCAGTGGAGTAAAGATAATCCAAAAGGTAATTTATACTCTGCTAGTTCATCACAACAAATAGAAGCATGCATGAAGTATGTTTCAGAAAAACGTCCAGATATTAAGAACTTAGTTATTGATGACTTTCAATACATGAGTTCGTTTGAGTTCTTTGATAGAAGTGACGAGAAGGGTTACGAGAAGTTTACCCAAATTGGTGCAAATCTTGCACGCATTGCACGCATGCCTAAAGATCTAAGAGACGATCTTCTAGTGTTTATCCTTACTCATGCTGAAGAATCTACTGACATGGAAGGTAAAAAGAAGTTTAAAGCTAAAACTATTGGTAAAATGGTTGACGAAAAACTTACATTAGAAGGATTATTTTCTATAGTTTTGTTTGGCAAAGTAAAAAAAGACAAAGACGGAAACATCAGATACGTATTTGAGACTGCAAACAACGGTGAGAACACTTGCAAAGCTCCAAGAGGTATGTTTGAGGATTTTGAAATTACAAATGACCTAGCTCTAGTAAGAAAGAGCATCATAGATTACGAAAACTAGTATTTAATTTTTCCATTCACATAATAAATAACACACGTATGTTTAGTACAAAAGGACAAGAAGTCAAACAAGGTGGAGGTACACTTAAATCTCTACAAGCAGGAGTAGTTTATGCACACATTTACAGTGGGCAAGTTAGAACATCTAACAGAGGTGATAAGAAAACTCTAGAACTTATTCTAGAAGGACCCGCTTCTGAAGGTTTTGAAGGATGGCCTATAGACAAAGATAACCCAGAGGGTTTGAAGTTTACAGGTCAATCTAGCAGAGTATCTGCAACTATCTGGACTGATCAGTTTAATGACAGTAATGTATCTAAGAATGAGATCATGTACAAGATTGCAATTATTGCATCTGAACTTGGAATGAGAGATCAGATTGATAACATTCAAGCAACTAGTTTAGAAGAATGGGTTGAGAAAGCAATCTCTATGCTTAAATACAACAACTTATATTGGTTCTTGAAAGGTACAGAAGAAGAGTACAATGGTAAAACTATCATTAAGCTTTCTCTTCCTAAGTACAAGTTTGTATCTTCAGATGAGAGCAAGCTTGATGCATTTGACAAGAACAACCAGTATCACTACAAAGCATTGCAAAATAAGCCTGTATCAAGCTTTGAGCCTGTGAATAGTGATTTTGATATGTAATTATTGCTGCTAGAAGAATAGGGGGAGTGTAACTACTCCCCCTTCTTCATTTAAACTCATCGTCATGTTTACAATAAAAAATATGGTGCATGATGTAAAGCAAGTTCCTACATCATGGATATTTGAGCACTTCTGCAAGCTTAATGAAAAGCTTAACGGACATGATATAAAAATCAAAAGTCTATTTAATTCTGCAGAACGCACACCAAGTATGTGCATTTACTACGATTCTTCTAAAGATAGTTATAGATACAAAGACTTTTCTTCTGGTAAAGGAGGTTCGGCCTTAGATCTAGTGAAAGATGTTACAGGACTAGACTATCACAAGTCCTGTAAGTTAGTAGTAGAGAATTACAATGACTATGTCCTCCACAATAATGGAGGATATGATGTACAGAAATTTAAACAAGCTTCTAAGTATAAAGTAAGTGAGTTTATTTTTAGATCCTGGAATACACAAGACCAGTACTTTTGGACCCAGTTTAACATTGGATCTAAATTACTTAGTGAGTATAATGTAAAGCCTTTGCAGCAATACACTATGCATAAAGATTGTGAAGACGGGCCTATTGATCTAACCATTACAGGTAACTACATATATGGTTACTTTACTCAGGATGGAATACTGTACAAGATATATCAACCTAAGACGTTAGATAAAAAATTTATTAAAGTTCAAGACTACATTCAAGGATCTGAACAAATTAAGAATGCACCTTATCTAGTAATCACTTCTTCTCTAAAGGATGTGATGTCTTTAAAAAGCTTAAAGATAAAAACTCTAGACATTATAGCTCCAGATTCTGAGAACACAGTTATCCGCAGAGAACTTATGGATAAATATATCAACCAGTACAAAAAAGTAATTGTTCTATTTGATTATGATGAGCCGGGTATCAAAGCAATGGAAAGATATAAAGAACTATATCCTGAAATAGAATATGCTATTTTACCAATGAGCAAAGATCCATCAGATTCTATCAAAGATCGTGGTCCCAAAGAAGTATATATACGTTTAGTACCTATACTTAATAAAAGAATTATAAATGACGAAGAAGAAAGTAGTTAGACGAGCTAGCACTCCTAAAACTAGAAATGCCGGCACAATGTCTGAGTCTGCATTTTGGGGATTTATTAGAAGTGCACTACGTCAAAAGTCAAGATGGTGGAAACCAATCACAGAGTGTAAAGCAAAAGCACGCAGAGCATATACTGGTCCTTTAAAGAGACAGAAATATGAATACCAGTGCAACTCTTGTGGAAAATGGTTTCCTGAAAAACAGATTAACGTAGATCATATAGTTGGTGCGGGTAGTCTTAACTGTGCAGAAGACCTTCCAGGGTTCGTAGAAAGATTATTTTGTGAACAAGATAATCTACAAGTATTATGCACACATTGTCATGATAAAAAAACTCAATCTGAAAAACAAAAGTAAAATGGAAGATCCTATTATTGAAGCTGTTATTGCGCAAATTAAAGAAGATTTCTTAATGAATGATGAGTCAGCTCTGTATGAGCTTCTAGACTCTATACCTAGAAAAAACCTACTAGCTTATTTACCAGAAGAAATATCACAGAAATTTGATAACTAATTTTATGAACACACAAATTAAAACATGTCCTTCTAGCATTGCTGATATGGAAGGTCAGCTTGAAGAACTTATTAAGTTTTTAGAGTATGAAGAATCTATTTCAAACGATAGTACTACACAAGAACGTATTAGAGCTAAGCTTATTGAACTAGGTATATGGCAACTGGCATAGAACAAATCATTTATAGTACAGCTACATGTAGAAAATGTGGAGACGTACTTGTATCAAGATATACGCATGATTATGTTATGTGTAGTTGTGATAATAAAACTATGCTAGATGGAGGAACCGATTATCAAAGATTTGGTGGTAGGGATATTCGTCTAGTAGACTTATCTGGAACAGTTTATTTATCAGATGATTTTGAAAAGTGTAGAACAGCTCCTATATGGGGTAGTTACGGTAAAGATGGTACAGAACCTATTAGATATATGTCTGTATCAGAAATGGATAATGAACACTTAGAAACTGTTATTAAAGAAATGGGATCAAGAATTCAAAAATGGAGACTTGATCTTATGATTCAAGAATTAGAACAAAGAAAACAAAAAAAACAATAATATGGA